GCTGTAACCATTAAGGAAAACCAGCCACACGCGCAGCCACCACAACAATCAACTCAAATGGCTCAAGCTAAAGAAAATGCTATGGCTGAATGGGACAAAGGTCCAGGCAAAGGTGATGGTTTTGGTGATGACGACATTCCGTTTTAGGAGGCTGTTATGAATACTCAAATTGGTTACAGCATTGCTGAAAAAACTAAAATTGGTTACAGCACAGTTCAGGTTCCAGTGGCTATAACTATGGTTTCAGACCAGGCATTAATTAATGAGTTAAATAGGCGAGATAAGCTCGTTAAATGGGCGCGTAAAGCAACTCAAGAAAATAAGAGGAAATGATGCTACCCTACATTACTATTAAAAAATTTAGTGAAGAATCTCATTATACTGTTGAAGCGATTGAGTCAAAAATAAAAAGAAATGATTGGGTGGAAGGTCAAGAATATGTAAAAGCTCCTGATCGTAGAAATTTAATCAGCAGAGAGGGGTATGCAAAGTGGGTGGAAAGCGGTTGTACAAAGGAGTCCAAAAAGCCTCTGAGACTAGCATCGAAATCACGTTCTACTACCCGTCAAAACCCACAAGACAAAGAGAGCGCATTGAGCTTATCCCCACCCCCTCTAACCTAAAGAGAGCATTCATTCACCTTGAGAATATCAATGAGTCCATTCGTCTTGGCACATTTGATTATGCTAAGACGTTTCCCGACTCACCCAGAGCGCATCAATTCCAAAACCGCAGACTACTTAAAACGTATATGCGGCATTGGCTTGAGGATCACAAGTTTGATTACGAGCCAGCCACCTACATTACCTATAAGCGCATAATCGATAACCAGCTTAAATCGATTGGCGGTATGCGGATGGAAGCAATTACCTGGGGCGACATTTCTAACTGGGTGCGTCTACAGCAGATTACCCAAAAGACAGCAAACAATAAACTATCGCCTATCCGCATGGCGTTTTCCCACGCAATCGACCAGGGAGAAATACATAACAATCCATTTGCTAATAAAACATCGCCCAAAATAAAACGTCATAAGCGCATTGATATTGATGATGAAGATAATGAGGTGGTCGATCCATTTAGCCGTGAAGAAATTATCGCTATTATTAGTGGTGCTAAATTTAAACGAGATGCAAACCTTATTAGTTTTGGGTTTGGCACTGGCTGTCGTATATCAGAAATAATTGCATTGACTTGGAAGCAGATTGATTTTATTAACCGAACTGTCTTGATCGATAGAAAAAAGACCATCCACTCAAAAATTGCCACAAAGCCCAAGACCAAATCATCCAGGCGTGTCATTAAACTAAAGAAAATGGCATGGGATGCAATCATGTCTCAGAAGAAATACACATTCTTAGAAGGTAAAGAAGTATTTATGAACCCAAGAACGAATGTAGCTTTTACTGGTGACCCTGCTGTTAGGACTCCTTGGACAACAATTCTAAAACACGTTGGGGTAAGGTATCGCGGCCCTGGTCAGATGAGGCACACTTGGGCATCAACATCATTACAGTTAGGTGAAAATATGTATTATGTAGCTGCGAACATGGGTCACACCAAGGCAAGCTTTACGATGGATGTGTATAACAAATACATCCCAGACAATCACCCAGATGCAGGCAATAAATTTGATGACTTTTTTGAGTCAAACGAGACATTAAAAGCTGGCAAAAGGCTGGCAGAGTAAGCCTATATATGCCCCCTCAAGCCTGCCAGCATTGTGTATTTATACTTGTAAGTAATTGATTTACAAGGTTATGAATGGCGGTGAGAGAGGGATTCGAACCCTCGACTTGACTATATAAATCAATAACTTAGGTATCAATGCTGGCAGAATGCTGGCAAAACGCTATTAATTTGCACCAAAATATTGAAAAAAAATATAATTATTTTACAATGGTTTTAACTGGGTTAATCTGATTGACTTAGAACCACCCATAAAAAAGACCAGCGATCAACTGGTCAAGGCTAGGGAGAACTAGCAGGGGAATTACTTCTTCTTCATTACGCTTTCGGCTAGACCGCCACCGAAATAGAACATGACTATTGTTAACATTATCCAATCGATCTGGAACTCAGACAGGATTGCTTTGACCCCAGTTACATCTTTGCCTATGAACGTCATAACGATAACCAGGACATAAGTGCCAATGTAGGTCACTGAGAACATAGTCGCCATGATGCGTTGAGCGATCTTAAATGGCGCGTAGGCGGTCATAAGGTCAGTCTTAGCCTTGGTCTTGGCTTCAACCATTTCAACGTCAGATGTGTGGAATGAGTCTATTAAATCCATGCCCTTACTTATCACATCACCGCTTCCAAATATCGTACTCAAAACGCCCATGTTAATCCCTCAGTTCAAAGTGTGGATAGTCTTGCCAACTCTTCCATAGGCCACCCCACTTCAACTCATAGCCTAGCTGCGCGGAAGCTTGCAGCATAGCTGTGGCGACTGTTGTAAGGTGGAGAATGTCCCAGCTTGCCTTTCCTTCGGGTGTAAGACAAAACACATCGATCGCCTTGCCCGATTGGTGATATGATTTATTAGTTCGTCCATCGCATTTAGATTTGCCAGCCGTATACAATTTTGCCTGGCAGGCTTCATCACGGAACCCCCCATCACTTGGGATGCCGAAATCAATAGGACTAAAGCTAATAGCAAGTTCTGCAATGTCGATAAGGCGATTATCTATACCCTCCATATTTTTAATGCTGTTTGTGCCTAACTGAAACGTCATTAGATTCTCCCCATTACATACGATGAAACGCCACCTAAAGCAGCAGCCAGGATAATTACGCCAGCAGCCATTCCTTTGCCTTTAGCTAATTGTATTTCTTGAGCCGCCAAGCGATCATTTAGTTTAGCCATTGTCTTAGTTAAACTTTCAACGTCTTTGTTTAGTTGTGTGACCGCATTGACTAGCTGGCCTGCTTCAAAGTCTGGCATACCTGACATTTAATAAGTCCTTATGTAATAAAAAATGCCAAAAGCCGCAGCTAATATAATTATGACAATACCCATAGCAATTAACCCATCATTAATATTTGAGTTAATTTTAGCCTGCCTAATCTTTCTCTTTTTAGCATCAGCTTTTTGCTTCTTGTGAAATTCATCGCGGAATTTGCAATACGAGTAATAACCTAAAAGCGATTGCTTGTTGAGCATGAACTCAAGCTCTTTTTCCTGTCTTTCTAAAGCCTGTTTGGCTTGGTAGGCGGCTAGTACATCACCAGTTCCTAGTTTAGCTTTTTGCTCAATAGCTTGGCTTGCGCCAAAATATTTAGTTAACGCAGAACCAGCATCTGCGATCTCCTTGCCGTTGGATAAAGTGGTCTTTATTACCTGGAACGCGGCATTGGCTATAGCGAGTTCTGCTAACACCGAGCTACCCAATGAAGCGTAGACATAGCCCCACGATCTTTATACGCGACTATGCCCGTAACTTTTGCCACGCTATAACGCTCAGTAACGTCTTTGCGCTCTGTCTGCGGTTCAGCTATTAATGTTTGACCAACAGGCGCGGCAGGCATAAATACAGGGTAGACCTCGGAAACTGTTGACCACACTATTTTTTCTTCACCTTCTTAGGTGTCCTAGCTGCTGCTGCTGCTTTTTTACCTGCTGGCGTGTATGCGTATTTTTTACCATTTACTGTGGGCATATTTATCTCCTATGCGTTTAGTGCGTCAATCTGGGCCTGTAGTGCTGCGATTTGCGCTGTCACGGGGCGACCCAACCAGCCACGTTACCCCACGCACTACCATTAAAAGTATGCTTACCACTCTGCCACCCGTCTGGTGCTGTTACGCCAGTGTGAATCGTTGAATTGCCACTATTCATATCACCGATAATAAAGTCGGGTGTAGTGATATTGTCGGAAGAAGCAGTCAGCGTTACATCGTCTTCAAATGTGTAGGCACTGACGTTGCCTGAGTTAAATGTAATTGTTTGCATTGGTAATCCTTTAAGGCGCAGTAGGCCAGTTAATTGTTGTTGGGAAGTCTGATTGTGCTGGCAGATTTCTTAGTAAAGTGCGGTACGCTGTCATTTCAGTAGTCATAGTCACATCAGAGTTTGCCGTCCAATCAGTATCTGCGAGTAGGCCATTACGCTTATCTCTAGCTTCTACTGCTGCACGATCATCTGCCCCTGCTGCCCATGCTGCTTCTTCTGCGTCACGGTCTGTTTCTTCTGCTGCCGTAAAAGGCACGTTGCCTGCTGCTGTCGCATGGTATCTAGTCATTACTTTGCTACTCCATATAGTCTAAATGTTCCACTAAGTGTTCCACTGCTAATCCTTAACTGAACACCTGTCATTGCTGCTAATGTCTTATTCGTGCCACCGCCTATATGAGAGGCAAGTCTATTGTCCTCATTATTCCCCACTGCTGCCATACTCCAATTGTGGTTTAAAGAAGTGCTAGAAGGGTTGTTAAACTTTAATTCAAGATCGACACTGTGATATGACCTACCTCGCATATTATTCACTAAAGTAACCTCGTTAGTCCCATTTCCCTGATCCTGATTGCTTGCCAAAGTGTTGCCGCTAGCATTACTATTGATTACTAATGAACGATAATAATAAGTTGTAGAAGTTATTATGGAACCTCCTATTTTTAAACGCATTAGAAGGTTAGAACCATTTGAAGAAGCTTGAATGCTGCTAGCTACAAGTACATAACTGTCATATGTGCTATCAAAAGTATCATCAACAAGAACTGTGGTGACCCCAGAAGCGGTAACAGTAGACAGTAACGTCATACCAGCAGGAGACGATGGTCGAGCCAAAGCATTTAACAACAGGCTTGTCGCTGATACCGCCTCACCCACAAGTACCGCAGGAGAGGTTGATACTGTTGAAATTGTGCCGTCTGCTTGGACGTAGTAGGTTGAGCCTATGGCTAGACTAGATTGGTTGGTAGACACGCCACCACTCACTGTGACTGTACCTGTAGCTCCAGACGCTATGGCTTCAGTAGTTATTCCAACAAAGTCAGAAACATTCTGTACAGCATTCGCTAAAACAACGTAATATCCATCATCACTAATGCTTACATTTGAATAGGTAAACACAGACTTACCAGCATTCGAGTCAAATACTGACGCAAGCCAGATAATGGAGGAAGCCGTAAATTCAACAGCCGCATCAACCGCAATTGCCGTTCCTGATACTGAACCTAATATGTAATCGCCTTTACTATTATCGCCAGTGTCATTAATAATAACTACTTTTTTGGCAAGACTGTCATAAGACACTGAGGTCCACTGACACCGATCTGAGCCAGAAGTAAACTGTACACCCGTTCCGCCAAACGAGGATGATGTCCCACTGATTTTCATCGTAATAGCAATGCCATGCCCGTTGTCTTGGCGAAACACAAAAACACATTGGCCCGTATCACTGTCAAAAGCACCATCAGGCTGCATATAAGATTCGGTGGCAATAACATTAACTAAATTAGCAGCATTGCCATAACTGGGCGTAGTCCCGTTAATCGTCACCGCTTGACCTGATATATTCTCCGAATCTTTAAAATAGAAAAGTCCTACTTTTTGATTAACTGAGTCGTAAGCAGATGCGTATTTTCCACCACTTGCAGAACGAAAAACTACAGGAGTATTAATAGTTGGAGTCCTTACTGAGATTGATAAAACCACACCCGTTCCGTGACCCGATGCTCCTGCGTAAAATACAATAAACTTAGCGGCATTGGCATCATAAGTTACGGAAATACCACTGTTGCTAGAAGTACCAAGACTAACAGGAGTACCCATAGTTATTGAGTTGCCACTAATTGTTCCAACCGCAACGTGCATACGAGAGGTAGAACCATCGACTTTATCAAACGCAATTACAAATGTTCCGTTGCCGTCACTCGCTATGGATGGATTTATCCCTGGAGTATGATCAGCAGCGTATACAATAACGCGAGTTTGCCATGTGATTGAACTGCCTGACAAAACCCCTATTTGAGCATAAAGCCCTTGTGCGCCAATATTTTCAGTAAACGCTGATATTATTTTATTCTTTCCTGCATCATAACTTAGTGCGTTACTTGTCACCTGACCTGTTTGATAGGCAGCTTGAGAACTTGCGCTTAATGATTGGTTAGCAGGTAAGCTTACAGTGCCATTGCTATTTAATATGACAGCTTTGCCGTTTGGCAATGCGCCAGAAGCTACAAAGTTTGATGTGTTGCCCCCTGCTGGTAGGTTCGTTAGGTTAGCTGCGCTTCCGTTTGGTGCGAGTACGTCAGTACCGATAACCAATCCTAGATTTGTTCGTGCCGCACTATCGCTAGACGCACCTGTGCCACCATTCGCTATTGCTAGATCAGACCCAGACCATGTGGAGTTGTCCACTGTGGTTACAGTTGGCGCAACAACTTGCCAAGCTGACCCGTTATAGACCTTCATAGCATTAGTGCCAGAATCGAAATACAGATCGCCAGTTGCAATGTTTGAGGTAGGCACAGAACTTAATGAGCCGTAAAAAATACCTTGGAACGTACTCAAGGAACTAGCTGCGTTAGTCGCACTTGTAGAAGCACCAGACGCAGAGTTACCAGCCGCAGTAGCAGAGTTAGCCCCTGCCGTTGCGCTGTTAGAGGCGTTAGTAGCTTGAGTGCTGGCAGTGCTTGCGCTTGCGCTTGCCTGATTGGCTTTAGTCGTAGCCGTACTAGCAGAGGCAGACGCTTCATTAGCTTTTGTGGTGGCTGTGTTTGCTGCTGACGTTACGCTTGACGCTGAGTTAGCAGAAGCAGTGGCAGAGTTAGCTCCTGCGGTAGCTGAGTTAGCAGACGCGGTAGCAGAGTTAGCCGCTGCGGTGGCAGAAGAAGTGGCCTCACTCGCCTTAGTCGTAGCGGTAGCCGCTTTAGTAGTAGCTGTGTTTGCTTTAGTTGTAGCAATAGACGCTTGCGAGGTTGCTGTATTTGCTTGCGTAGTCGCAGTGCTGGCAGAGTTTGAAGCAGCCGTGGCAGAAGAAGCGGCTTCACTAGCCTTTGTAGTAGCTGTGGTGGCTGATGCGGCAACGGCTGATGCATTGATAACAAGCGACCACTTAGACGCTGACACATCACTAGACAACGTCCCAGAGGTATGCGCTAAGACACAGATATAAACATTGTTAGTGGCGGCATCTAACACTAGATCACGCAATTCAAACGCGGTGTTTGTGGCCCAGTTAGCTTTCCAATCACCTAATTCTGCGGCTATTGATATGTTGCCAGCCGCATCATAGGCAAGCACTTTTCCAGCCCGGTTAGCAACAGTGTCAGATACTTCTTGAGTGCCACCATCGTAAACAGTTGCAGAGAATCTAATAGAGCGAGACACTTCTTCTTGAAGTTGCTGAACCATCATGGTCAGCTTATCGTATGCACTTTCAATAATGTTGGCATCGAATGCGCCATAGTTAATCAGGTCAACGCCCTGAGTTAACGCCAAGCTTCTCAATAATATGACATTACCCGTAGCAGCAGAGGGTACACTGCCAGAAGTAAAGGTTACATTACCACCACCTGTAAGCCCCACGTTTGATAACGTGTAATGAGTGTTAATGGTCTTTAATACGCCATTCAAATATACCTGTATATCTCCAGCTACAAATATTTTAAACGTATATGCAAATACAGTTTGAGAGCCGTTGCCATTATAGCTGTGCTTATTAGTTGTGCTAGAAACAGTCACTGTTGGTATCTCCTAAAGATTTAACCAATACAGTAACTGTTGATTGCGCGGTTATTAGAAACCAATCTGCTCTTTTAAAGCCTTTTCTACTTCTTCTGCTCCGTATTTTTGCTCTGCTTTTCCAATTATCCTTTCTTGGACCCTGGCTTGTAATTCAGCATACTCACTGTTTTCTGGCATTAGCATATACTTCCTAGCTGCGGCATCAAAATTTCTTGCTACCTTTTGAATTGCCTCCACCCTTAGAAAATCTGTTGCCGCTGCTTGATAAACTGGCGACCTAATTACGTCTAATAAAGTCATCCTAAAGTTTAATCCAGTGCCTGGGTCCGTAAGAATTTGCCTACTTAGTTCGGTTACATCATGGTATTCATAAACAGATAATTTAATATTTTTAATGCTTTTCTTCGGCATTCTAAGTGGGGTTTCTCCCGTGCTGTCTAATAAATCAACCAAGTGCAAAAGAACCAAGTCATCAGTTTCATTTTTAACAGGCCAAGGGTTTAATATCTGCTCATAGAGAATAGGCTCACCCATAACATCTAAAGTTTTTGGCAAAGTTTCAGAATAAAATGGGGTTCCATTTTTTATCTTTTGCATAATGGTTTGAGTCTGCCTCATGT